TTTATCTAACAAACATGACTACAAAATTCAAACTAAGTGTATCGAATATTATGTTGATCACGATAAATCTAAAAAAACGGATGATCCGTTTTGGAAAAAGGAACTAAAGTATTTGACTAAGAAAAGTACAAATTATTATACGGACGTGGATGCGGATTTCAATATCCCTAATCCTCCGGAATGTGTTATCCGTATGATAATTCGAGTTAAGTTCTGGTACAATAATAAAAGTTACAAGTACATCACGTACGATAATAATCACGCGTGGCCGCCACTAAAACGAACCAATATGACATTTAATTTACCGCTGTCCTCGGCCGTTTTATTAGACGAGGGGGATAAACCTGTAAAAGACCTGTTATGTAAAATATCCCGGTACGCGGGACCTTTTAGTGACTTTTACAATGAAAAAATCGAAATAAAAGATATGTTTTGGTACGAAGATTCAACATACGAAAAGTTTCCCAAGATTAAGATAAAGAACATCGTAGGAATGACCAAGACTATCGACGTAAAAACTGGGTATATCAGTGATCTTCATCTACCTTAGTAGCTAAATAAAATTTAAGTTCACCCAAGTTTGCTACGTTATATTTCAATATCAAAAATCTATTCTGTTCCTCTTGCATTATTTGTACCGTCGCGCACATACTCGTCGCTTTCGTAAATATATTCATATATCTAAGAGAATATACACCCGTTAACTTGGGACATTCATCGTTGCATTCTATCGATGTTTCTTGATTAGCAAAGTCTCCGTGACACGTTAACGTGATATATTTCCCCTCCCGTGTAATCTGTATTTCACTTCCTATGTTCGACATATCTCTACAAATACGCTGAAAATCAACCGAAGGCATCGGTGTGGTGATCGTCATATTCGTTTCTGGAACTTCGATTTGATTTTCGTTGATATCCAATAGTTTAAGTGCGAACTTAGTACTGGTTTTCTTATTCTCGTTATGAATCTCGATATTCATATATTCTTTAGAGTTTATGCTTATGATGAGAACGTCGTTACTCGTTATAGTTTTTAACAACTTAAACATATTAGTAACGTTCACACCAGTTTCTATCTGTTGAGGGCAATCATATTCTTCGAAGTTTTCCGACGATAAATACATATCAACAAGGGATGATCGAGCTGTATCGAGTGTTACTATATATATACCATCGGGCTTAAAGTATATGTTGACATCGTTAAGAATATCTTTTAACACTTCAAATGTAGACTTAATAGCTGCGGCTTGCACCGTTACTAACTTCATACTCGATAAATTATTGTTTATTTCTTTATATCTGTATAAGCGTCCGATACAGTTTGATTAATTTTATCTTGAAGTTCTTTCGTCATGGGAGGTTGTAAAGTTCGACCGTAGTCTTCCAAACCAAACATATCCTGATTAGATTCTCCATCTAAAGTCGTCATCACACAATTACCGAAATCGCAAGATTCAAGTTCCTTAGCTGGCAGCAGGCTTTCGAGCCAATTTTTTATTTCATTTCCTACCAAAATTTTACCATTTTTTGTGAGCATTGTCGGGACTCTCGTAATCTTATTTTTGTACTGTGGAGGGATACCCATGACATTTATATTGTGGTACTGTACCAACCTCTTAAGTTGGGCATTACTGTTAACATATTCGATGATATCCAAACTATGATTACACTTTGGGCTAAAAATCAACAATGACATGTTATATTTTTATCGGTTACTTTTTTTTTAAATTATTTACACAGTTTTTTTATAAGTTATATTAAATGATAGTAGTACTGTTACTGGTAGTAATCATATGTATCATAACCCTTTCATCCAGGAAAGAAAACTTCAACTGTTCTGGGTACAAAAAACCGGTTGGACCCGTCACCTTCGATGATACCGGTATGGATATGAAAAAATACAAGGAACAAGAAGATGCTATAGATATAACTCCTGACCTCATGGAAAAGATGATTTTGGCCACGAACAAATACATAAAAGAAAAGACTGACATGTGCACCTACATCATAGAAACTACACGAATAAAAAAATTTAAGAGTTTAACGAGTAGCCACGTGCTGTATAAATGTATGTTCATGGTAGCAAAACAGGAGGGTTTCTCTTTCGGTTTCTCGATAACAGCTGAAATAATCGTAAACGGTGATGATGTAATAGTACACGCCGTTCAGAGTAAACCGATAGATATAAATCCACCCACAAATGTATCACCCTATTTAAACGACGTTCCAGTCATGGAACACGTTCCTTTTAACGAGATTCGTAAAAGTGAGTTAGAATCCATTAAATATTAGTCGACGTTTAATGTAATGATAAGCGTCGATGAAATTTCGCGTATTAGGGAAAAGAGAACGCGATTCAGAAAGGAGTTATACACTAAAATCTACGAACAAGTATCGCGTAAGATAAGAAATACCGTCGACGTTGGTGGAAATACTGTCGTGGTACTAATTCCAGCGTTTGTACTAGGATTTCCTAGTTTTGATAGATACAAAGCTACGTCGTATATCATACGACAACTCGGGATAGGGGGGTTTAACGTGGAGATACTCACAGATTTCTTACTTTCTATCTCGTGGGCAACTCGAAAAACTAGTGAACGTAAAAGAGAGGTCACACATGATGACACCGATTTCCCTACACTCATAAATTTGAAAAAAGCCGCGAACAGATACAGGGGAAATGCGGGAAACAGGAAATAATAAAAACAAGGAATATCGTATATGGATAACTTAAACATCTTAGTTGAAGCCAAGCGCGAATACTTAGAGCAACTGTCTATATTAATGTGTCCTCCCATGATCGATGTTTTCGTTGAAATGTACGATGAAGCACACAAACTTTCAAAAGGACGTAAGGTTTTACAAATGTTTCAAAAACTTCTCAAGGATGTCCCAGAATGGAATGAGACCATGGCTAAAGATCATACAGATAACATAGCCAATAGGTGTGCGTGGTTTAAGGATCTCGTCGCAGCTGTTTTTGTAAGTTCTGTAAAAATTTTATCCGCGGTAAGGCTTAACAAGGATAATAAGAAATTATCTGTAAAATTACCGACAAATGAAGTTTTTATTCATTCATGTTATAAAAATATCGCGAAAGATCTGTACAAAGATCCGTACATTTTTACCGAAACCCAATCTGAACACAGTAGAAACGATAAACTATATGATCGTTTCAGTTACTGTATAGAAACAACCGTTAAAGAGTTGATACCCATTCAACAGATTTTGCAAACGTATATGACCACCACCGACGATATGATAGACCCCCAAGATACTGATCTCACTGAAGATAATGTGGATGAGTACGGAGGTGAAAATCAGGAGATGGGTGAAGATGTACCCATGGAAGGTCAAGGAGAAGAGCCTATGGGCGGAGAGCCTATGGGCGAAGAGCCTATGGGCGAAGAGCCTATGGGTGGAGAGCCTATGGGTGGAGAGCCTATGGGTGAAGACTCGTTGGCACCGGAACAACCTCAACAAAGTAACCCTTTTCAAAACGAGTTCAGGACAATAAAATCTGGACGCCCCCAACCTCAAGCTCAGCCTCAACAGGGATACGAAAGTGAAGATCTTTTTCCAGACGCCCCCGACAATAGAATAAAAAAACCTATGTATTAATTATATAGACATGGACGAATACTTCCGAGATCCGGCTTCCGCCAGTCTTATAGCAGGTGCTATAACGGCTGGTTATATACATTCCAAAGCGAAACTTAATAATGAAGGTGACCTCGAAACGAGTGCGTACGCCAAACCAGCCGCTCTCGTTATGATTTTGGTTTATTTCATAGTTTCTAATGGTATAGGTCACCGTGAAGTTATATCTACAGATCCTTTTTGATTCGCTTAAAGAAATAATACACGTATAATACATAATATGACATCTGTTACCGCTTTCAACGACATGATGGGACAATTTCTCACCGAGCTTCATAAAACCTTCCCCGAGGAGAAGGGTGTTAAGAAGTACATCGCAGCTTTCGAAATGATGCGTTCTACTAACGGTAAGCTTATCGTTACGGGATTCATGGATAGTGTTTCTCCGCACATTGAAAAAGTTAATTCGAGAGACGAGTCGTTCTTCCTTGAAAACGCTAATGATATGGAATTTCTTAAGGACGTGAACCTTAAAAATCTTTGGCCAAAGGCTTCCGAGGGTACTCGTAATGCCATTTGGCAATACATTCAGACCCTGTTTATGTTAGGCACTACAATCACGTCAATCCCACCCGAAACGCTCAGCATGATCGAGAATGTCGCTAAGCAGTGTGCGGATAAGATGGAAAATGATGGTGATGAACTCGATGAGACTCAGCTCATGAAGTCCATGCAGGGTCTCCTTGGTGGAATGTTGAAAAAATAAAAGTTTTATATATTAAATGGTATCCTTGTTTAACGATCCGAAACAATTAATTAGGGAGGATAAAATTTTAGACTTTTGGCCTACAAAAAACCAGATGTCAGCAGAACGTATAAACTCTACTGCGCGATTCATAGTTTATGCGACGTGCATAGTTTATCTGATTCGCAGGGATCAGAGAATCTTAATACTCGGTCTCACTGGTTTGAGTGTTTTATACGTAATGGAAAAGAGTAACATGATAAAGGAACTTTACGTAACAGATTCTACAGGAGATACCATGTGTCAATTACCCACAAAAGATAACCCCATGGGAAATCTTCTTATGTCAGATTACACCGATAATCCTGGTAGATTACCAGCGTGTGATTTTACCACAGTAAAAGATAGAGTCGATAAAAAGATGTTAGATAAAATACCGTACGGTCCCCAAAAATCCAGATCCCCGTGGCCAGAACAGCAACGAAACGCCCTCGCGCGACAATTTGTCACCACACCCGTTACAGATATACCAGGTGACCAAACCGCCTTCGCCGAGTGGTTGTACGGCGCGAGGCAGGGTCCTTTGTGTCGCACGGATAGTAGATATTGTGACCCCGACGCCCGAGGTGTTCAATTAGAAGCCTTTGGTGGATTACAGCCTAACGGTGATAAGCGTAGTGGTATGACTAGGGGATCTTCGTATCCTTGATGACTTAGATAATATTCTCATGTAATAGTAAAATGGCCTACCAACTCCAACCAGGAATGAAAATCGTAGAAAATCCAGTGAAGCCTCCTGTTTGTGCGACTGAAGAAGTGTTTGTCTATCCCCAGCCCAGCACATTAAATTATGGTTCCAGCCGCCCAAATACAATGCTTTACGGCACCTCCCCCTACATGGCGGGTAAAGGAGCCCCCGCTGAATACATCGAAACGAGTGATCGTTTGCGACCCCAATCGACGAGTCAATTTAATAAGATTCTGGCTCGTACATACGAACAAAACCTATTCCCTCTCCAAGATGTACACTGCAAACTCCCCCTTGAAACTCAGAAGTACGAACCCACGAGTACGCGCGCGGAAGTTCAGAACAGTGTGTTTAGTCGAAGATACCTTCAATAAAAATCTCACCAAAAAGTAAGAATGGCTGATCCCGTTTCCATAGCTGCTATAGCCGGTTTGGCATATTTAGGAAAACGTTTCAGTGACAAGAAAGAATCTGATATCAGAATCCAAAACGAAATGGAAGAGGATACTGAAATTTTCACTCCAGAAGTCCCCGACGAAATACCGCTGGATGATAGTCTTGACAGAATACCCCAGAGGAAATTAGAAACAAGTAACTTTTCGGATATTGTACCCCAATCACGATCGAGTGGTGGTGAACTCCTCGAAATGCGAAACCGTATGTTTGACAATGGCCGAATGAATAATCTTTCTCCTATCGAAAAACAACTCGTAGGTCCAGGTTTAGGTGTGGGGCCCGAAGTTCCCGCATACGGTGGGCAGCATCAACTTTTCCGTGTAAACCCCGAAAATGTCGGAGCGTATCGTCTCACAACTTTACCTGGTCGAAGTGGTCCCGCTTTCGATATAAGTGGTGGTCGCCGTGGTCAATCTGGAGATGTCGCTCAGAACAGGCCTGAAAAAACCGCTTACTTATTCGAGCGTCGCCCTGTGCAGGCGGGCAGGGCTCAGGGTATGACGGGTGTAACTGTACGATCCGAACATGAACAAACAAAACGTTTAACCAATAGGTCGCAGACCGGTGCCCGAACGGATAATTTGGGATTTAACGGAGCTAAGCGTATAATATCTGGTACCACGCTCGCACAAGACCCAACCCGTAACAAGAAGGATGGTAATACGGAGCAATATGGATACAATAACAACCCCGCACCCAGTATTCATAAGTTTGCACATGGTTACGTGAATTCTCCCGCTACTAAGATTGGTGAAAAGCGTACATACGGTTCTGGGTATACCGCCGACGAGCTATTTGCACACGGATTCCGCCCCGATGATCGTCGTGGTAAAGCGAATCGTATGGGTAATGCTGGAAGAATGAATGTGCGCGCCGGCCCCCTTAATCAGGGTGGTATGCCAACAGCAGCCAGAACTGATCAAACGCGAATCGATGGTCGTGTTAACTCAGCCGATGGTGCATGGACACAGCAGTACACCAATAACGCCTACCATAATTTCAACGCATTCAAGGGTCAATACAACCCCAACGCGAGCAACTCCAGTCTCGGTATAGCGAAAAAGCAGCTCAGTACCAACCCCGTCACACAGAATTACTTTTAATTAGCAAAAATTGTAGAATAACACCCATTAAAATATTATCCATATATTTTAATGAGCGTATACACGTTAGATATAGATAGTAGTGAACGAGATCCCACATCGTACCCGAATCCAGGAGACTATGTTGTCGAATTACGCCACCCGATTTATGATGTAAAAAAATTATCGATAGTTTCTGCTCGTATTCACGCGAGTCAATTTTTAATTAATGATCGTAATAAAACGTTTGATTTTGTTGTTCACGGCTCATCGGACACGGTTGCAACCGTAACGCTAACTCCCGGTAATTATAGTGGCAGAACTTTAGTGACAGAATTACAAACTAAAGTCAACGACGCACTAGGAGGAGCTTACATATCTTCTCCCATAACATTTACATACGACAAGGATAAGAATGAAATCGCCATAACATCTCTATCGTCAGCTGCACCCGCGGGGAGCGAATTTTCATTCAAATTTTATGATGGTGTAAACGGATACCATTCTTCTGTAGCTACGGAAGGATATACAACTCCACACGATATACTTGGTTTACCCCCAAATAATGTAAGATCAAACACGACGGTTCCTCCAGAGGCGCAGGGTCTTTTAATTACGGGAAGTATCAATTTACAGGGTCCGGATGCACTCATACTGAAAATAAGTAACGGCGCTGACGAATTGACTAAAACGGTGTATTCAGATACACCCTTTTACACAGGAAGAATCCTTATGTGTGGAGACGTTATTAACTATTCGGGTATGGATGATGCTGTAGAGCATAATTTTGACACGGGGGCACAAAACATATCAAAATTACGTGTACAGTTCTTTTACAGTAGTAATAATCGTTTAATTCCGTACAATTTTAGAAACGCGAATCATATATTGAAACTAAACATAGAGTGTAGTACAGATAAACTACAGAATGTTCCTAAGGTTGATAAGAAGTTTGAATTACCGCCACCAATTCGTATACCCAGTATTGAGGATCCGAATAGATGGAATGGAATGGTATATATTTTTGCTATAATCGTTGCGGGTATATTCTTTATATTCGTCGCTAAACCCAAAAAAGTTAGCGAGTGACAGCGTACGTGGGGGCACTGGGCTTCCTGACGCGGGTGGAAAGCCTGGAGATGACCATGTAAACGACAACGGAGAGGAGGGTGGTGAAGAGCGCGGTGAGCGCGTAGTTCATACCACCGTTCTTCTGGACGCGGACAACCTGATGGATAGACCAGCGGACGACATCCATCCAAGAGAGGGCGGCAGCGAAGGAGAAGCCGGCCACGACGGCGTTAAGAGACTGGGTCTCGAGCTCGCGGGAAATAGCTAAAAGCATATCGGCGGGTACTGGGGAAGACATTTTATAATATATCGAGATTTTATTCTGGAAGAAGATCTTCTACAAACGCTAATTTTTTATACTGCGTTTTTTCATAACCTTTGATATTTTTATCCTCTTCTGTGTCAGTGCTAGACCCAGAATCCGTATCGGAATCAGAACTTTCATCTCTGATTTTAAAAGATTTTATCTTTTTATTAGAATTCTTCCATCCCCGAGGAGGAGATGTGTTCATTACTATCAATAGCATTTTTTATCATTTTTTCTGACGGATTGGTTGGTTCCCAACTTTCCCATGCGTCATACGCGTCGTTTATAGACTTAAATATTTCAACGTCTCCTGAGTAAGGTTCAAATGGTGGTTCATCTTCTTCATCAACCGTTTCGATTTCTTCTTCGCCTTCGGATTCTTCTTCCTCGTAAATTTCTGGAAAGTACGACCCAATTTGTTTACCGACTGTGTTCATTGCACAGTATTTCATACAATATTCCATATCCTTGGAGAGTATAACATCTCGTCCACACGCTTTCGCGTATTGTCCTGATAACACGACCGCATTTTCAAAAACTGGTGTTACAATATCAATTGCCGATTTCGCCACTGTTGAAGAGAAGTCGTGCGCTTCCATCTGCGAACTGTAATATGTTATTACTGAGCGCATAAACTCTAAGCTCTCTTTCGTACGTCGTATCATTATTCAATTTTAAGGTTACGTGCTGATCTTTGATCAAACTGAAATTTTTTTGACCCGTAGGATACCATTTTTCGGGTTCAAGTGCAAAACTATACGAATAAAATCTCCTGAATAATTGTGTCCTGGAATGGTGTATTCCACTCTGGACCGCGCGCAAATTGATGACGTCACCCGATTGCTCGTCTAATATAACTTCCCTGTCGAGTTCCATCTCTAGAGTGACCAAATTTTCGTAGTTGATATATTTCTTATTTGATCCACTGGAAGGATATATCTGCGAAGAATGATCATAATTAAACGGTGTTATATCTTCACCTTTTCTGGCGATCACAAAATATAACTCTTTCACCGGATTTATGAACTCCATCCTAAATTTCATAGAATCGTATCCATCCTGCGCCGATGCAGGTATTTGAAATGAAGCACTCTGAAGCTGTGTGATTATATAATCTGTTTTAACAGCTTCGAGTTTACCTTTTTCGGGATCATTGAGTTGAACCATTTCGGTATACAAAGAAACATCGTTTATCGTAGCTTTAGACAGATCAAAGTATGGTTCGAGTATTTTTATTGTACTGCCCATCCCCGAATGACTAGTACAGAAATAATAGATCGTATCAGGTGCATTATCCGGTACAACGTATGTTATCACAGAAGCATTCTCCGTAACACCATCACTCGCACCCAATATATAATTGGTATCAACCGTGCCAAATTGGTTTCGACCATCTACTAACGTGGACAGTTTAAAAGGATGCCCCGCCGCAGATGAATAATCAAATATATACGTACTACCCCGTTGAAGTATAAGTGAAGGTTGAGGATTTGCATTTATATAATATGGACCCCCGGGTGCTGTAACAGTGAACGTAGTATTATCACTGGATCTGGTCGTTGTGTCTGTTATAGAAGACCAATTGTATAAACAGTCCTTCTTTTCACTCAACTTAATCTCTATTTCACATTCCTGGTGTTTTAAAGCACACAAAGGTAACGCCAATTCCATATTATTGTGAAAATAAAACGGAATATCTACGATAAATTTTTGAGATGTAGTGGCTTTATCTAAATATCCGTCTACGGAACTGTCACTGACGGTTTTACCAGAACTCTCTTCGGGTGATTTACCTATGAGTTTTGATAAGTTACTTTGCTTCGTTTGAGTCAAATACTGTTCCGAATAAATCTGTAACCAATCTCGTGGCACTCTTTGAATTAATTGACCTCCTATGATTAAATCAACGTATTCTATGATAGCGTGTCCTATGGATTCGTTGTATTTTTGATACGCGCCGTCGTGTAAAAGATCCGATAACTCAATATGTAAACGCACACCCTTTATGAGATCCCCGCAATTTATGGGAATAGTACACTTTAACGTACTTTCATAGTCTTGTTTACCGTGAAGTTCGTGCTTTACATCAAACATAGCAAAATTAGAGTGTTTCCTGAAACTTCTTAAGAAATGGGAATAGTCTGGGTTGTCCGTAAAAAAGGCATCCTGTGATCCTTTTGTTGCAAGCTGAACACGGCCAGCCATTACTAATATTATACGTTAAAATTTTAAACCAACTAAACCGCTGGCCACGTGAAGAACATTGTAATTTAATGCGTATACTGAAACATCTATGTCGCGCGTAGTTGATGTTTCTTCCAATTCTATATCAATTTTCTTATGTATTATACGACTCATGTTTAATTGCCCGGATGGATAGTGTTGTTCTGGTTTTAAAGAGAATGAATATGAATAAAATTCATACGCGGGGTCTGGGCATCCTGTATGGTGTCGAAGAGATTGTTCATACGCCAGATATTGCCCACTTTGATCGAAAATAGTTTCACCGTTACATGCAAATTTTACGTTTTTTATTAATCTGTGATCAGAACGTTTACCTGGTAAAAGTGTCGTAAATTCCTGATCTGTAATTGATGTATCAAGAAGTTGATCGGAATTTCCAGTTTTTTCCTTCGCTAAGAAGAATAACTCTTTGACGGGGTGCTTAAATTTCAAAAGAGCTGATTTTTTTGATTCGTTTGGCTTATACACCAATTTAGACATTTGTAACTGTGATATTATGTATTCCATCGGACGTGTGAGTAAAAAGTTTCTTTCATCTTCAGCGACGAAATAGAAATCGGTAATGAGTGAAACGTTGTCGATAGATCCTTCGGTTGTTTTATCTCTCGTAGTCACCGACCCATTTACGGTATATTTGAAAGTTACATCATCATTTACATCTTTGAACGTGACACGTACTTCGACGAGTTGTTTGGTGATTGCACAGACGGGTACTGCCAAGCTAGGATTTCTAAAAAAGTAAAATGGAATATTTACGTAAAATGTATTGTATGAATCCGATACTTGCAGATGTTCACCGTGTCCAGATAAGAAATAAAGAGATTGGTTTACATCATCTTTATTGTTGTGTAACTGATTATACATATAGATATAATCACCTGTGAGACGCTCTATAATTTGCCCTCCAATTACGAGGTCGACGTATTTTATGATACTCAGGGCTGCTGGAGTGTTGTATCTATATTTTTCAGTAGATGTGTCAGTCGATAATTTACCCAATTTAATTTTCAACATCGTACTACGTATGAGATCCCCTATGTTTTGTGGAATTCTACATTCAACAGAGCTTGAGAAATCACATTTACCGTCGAACGGCATTTCAACGGCTTCTGTAGAAAACCGTGTATGTCTCTTGTAGTTCATGACGAAATACGAAAATTGTGGCTCTCCAGTAAGCCATTGATCTTGGATACCGGTGACGGCGAGTCTAATACGACCTGCCATTCCTAATACATGTGAGTAAAATTTTATGAAATAAAACGGGGCGGTATTATAGATGGATTTACGTTTACGTAAATTTAACCCAAGAGTTATGTCAGACGACAGGGTATGTGTATTCATAGGAAAACGTAATACAGGTAAATCAACATTAGTTACGGACATTCTATTTCATAAGAAGCATTTACCGGCTGGTATCGTATTGTCTGCGACAGAAGAAGGTAATCATTACTACCAACAGTATATACCCGACCTGTTTATATACGGAGACTACGACAGAGAGGCTATAGAGCGTGTAATGGACAGGCAAAGAAAACTCGTTGGTGCTGGAAAACAAAATTGTGGAGCATTCCTCTTATTAGACGATTGCATGTACGACAATAAATTCATGCGCGACACATGCATCAGGCAATGTTTTATGAATGGCCGGCACTGGAAAATTTTTTTCATGTTGACGATGCAGTATTGTATGGATCTTCCACCAGCACTACGAGCTAACGTGGATTATGTGTTTATTCTCAGGGAGAACATCATTCAGAATCGAGAGAAGCTTTACAAATCCTTTTTTGGTATTTTCCCGACGTTCGACATGTTTAACAAAGTCATGGATGCTTGTACCGAGAATTATGAATGTATTGTTTTGGATAACACCAGTAAGAGTAACAAGATAGAAGACTGTGTATTTTGGTATAAAGCTACGATTCGGAAAAATTTTAAGGTCGGAGCCCCAGAATACTGGCAAGCGCACAAAAAGATGATCACCACAAAAAAGAATGGACCAAGGATAGATCCAAGTAAAATAAAAGGTAGATCGACCGCTATCAAGATCACCAAGACCAAGTAATCGCGCAAAGAATTAATTCAAAAAAACTTTTGTAAATGTAAATGTCAGCGGACATTCCAACGTTTAATCTTTCCGATTCGGGTGATGGCATGGTACCACTTACTAATAATAACCAGACGACGTCGTTCGTGCCAAAAATGCCAGAAAAAAATGTAGGAGAAAATAAAGATATGATGGATTCCACACCTATTGCCGATATTATGGGTCAACCGCAAGACATGATGGAACCACCATCTCTTTCTGTAGACCCCCGCATGATTCAACAACAGGTTATGGTACCTCCCCCTCCCACGACTACCATGTCCGTTTCCGGGACGGAGACTAAGGAAAAGAAGGGAAAGAAGAACCCGTTTGATTTAACTGATGAGCAATTACACGCGGTGTTAGTTGCCGCTTGTACCGCCGCTGCTATTAGCAAACCTGTTCAGGAAAAGTTAGCTAGTACTATTCCACAGTTTCTTAATACGCAGGGAAATCGCAGTCTCGTAGGCTTAGCCTCGACCGGCGCTGTTGCGGCTATTATTTTCTTTATCGTAAACCGATATTTCTAAAATCGCACTCTCGCGAGTACATCACCACCCTGTGCCAAATATACTAACACAAGTGCAACTGCCATACTGACCATGATTATCGTGGTCGCTATGGCCGTTTCCTGCGGATCTTTACCGAATTCCTTAAGATACCGCTTTAACCTTTTCCACTTTATACCCTCCGTGAGCATAATAATAAATAACCCAGCAGCAGCAGCAGTTATAACCGCCGTTCCACTAGAGACACTCAAGAATATGCTATGATTACCCAGGTACCAAATAAGTAACGGTAAAATTACCGTGAGTAAAACACCGTTAAGCCAGTACGCGAATTCAAGACGAATAATGGCTATACCGAATAAAAGTAAAAACCAAGATACCAACGATACGACCAGTCTGGAGGCCGATACAGTAGAAGAGGGGTCTATATCCATTTATATAAATAAATATTATTTATCTGATACATGTTTACCACAAAAAGGACTTTCCTCTGGAATAGATTTATAAACGCCGAGAGTAATAGAAATTGTTTTTAGGGTGTCAAATTTTTTCCAATATTCTTCGCTGTGCGTATATTCGTCTACAACGCAATGTGCTAATTCGTGGAGTAATACATGGAATATCTCGTTTACGTCACCATCTATACATATACCTATCTCCTGTCCCTTGTTAACATTGTATCCAACGGAAGACGACATTCTTTCGTACGCGATTAAAGGTATTTCATGATATATATCTTCAAAATCGCGATTATCCGTCTCGATTAAATATTCCCTCAGTGTTTTATATTTCTCCCTGACTTCTACCAATTTTTGGTTTGGTTTTAAATTTGAATACATCAAATAATTAAGTATGAGTAGTACGACCAGAACTATCATTTCTATATACGAAGATAAATTTACTATACAACTCTGTTATTGGATTTCCTGATAATCCTTCCCATTTTTCCATACTGAATCCGATATTTTCGAGTTGTGTGATCAATAAATCTTTATGTGCCAGAGGTTCTGATTTAGGTCCGTCAGCGTAATACGGTGTGTCTGATAAATGTACGAACAACTTTTCACCGAAGTTTCCACAGCTCGTCTCTTTTAGTTTAAAAAAATTACCCATGTCATCTGTCATCGGTGTCTTGAATATCAATTTTTCTGAATCTGGGATGATCCCAATAAATCGTCCACCAGGTTTTAACCGCCTTTTTACAGCTTGTAAACTGTTCATAAACATGTCGCGATCTTCGAATATATAGTGTAAGGCAAAATTATAGCACACGATATCATATTTTCTATTTGGACATGAGTGTATATCCCCGTGGTAAAAATTGACTCGTATCTTCATATTTTTCGCACGACTTTTAGCTTCGTTTAATGCATTTTCATTCGGTTCACACATGTTTATATTTGCCCCTACCTTTTTCCATTTTTGAAGATCACCCCCGAACCCACACCCTACGTCGAGTATACTATCACCCTTTCGAGTAACAAGTTCTATGAGGGCTCGTTTCTCGTCGTTGTGTAGACGACGAATCTCTTCCATGGTTGATAATATTACGATATCTTTAAACATCTTAGGTTAGAAAAACAGTTTAAAGCCTAGAGTACAGTAATAAGTACAAATGAGTCTCGAACAAGATTACACTACCGTTCCCGGTCAGTTGTTTGCGTGCTTGTCCGTAGTTGGACCAGAGGCTCCCCAGAAGAATGATAAGTTTGGTATTAAGATTCGCGGTGCGTTTTCTACCCGGGACGAAGCCGCTTCACACGCGAAGAGGTTGCAAACGGAAGACTCCACGTTTGATATTTATGTAGTGGATATGTACAAGTGGCTCCTCATCCCACCTGATCCGTCAAAGATTGAAGATGCTCATTACACGAACGATAAACTAGAGGAATTGATGACTGGTTACAGGGATAACCAGGCTCAGGCTGCGAAGATGTTTAGTGAGCGTAAGCGTGACATGGTTGAGTCGTCGAATTACCATAAACCCGGAGATGAAAACTCTAGGTTCTATAACAAACCCGACGAGCCACCAGTTAGCCATCCAGCGGATGTACTCGAGCGACTTCAAAAGGAAGAGCCTGATACTCCCATGGAGGAACTGGTCAAGAAGGCTGACAAGATTGTGGCCGACGAGATTGTCGAGAGACAAAAGAAACGTCTAGATGATACCCCCTCAACTATTGAGGAAGAGTCTTCCGAGGAAAAATAAAAATAAAAACTAGTTTGGAATTTTTTAAAAAAATTATAAAGAAAAAAATAAAAAAAAACATTTGGAATTTTTTAAAAAAATTTGTAAAGAGTTTTCTTATTAAAAAAATATTCTCTTTTAATAAGAAAATGTATGCTTCTATTCCAAGTTTGACATTACTGTTTTTAGCGTGTATATTTTTACTCGTGGTATATGTATACATCAACCCAGATGTAAAGTTTTATACCAAGGTTGATGAGATCGTGACAACCGCGAGCGACGTGATGAAAAGTAATTTGTATGATCCTTATTATAAGAGTACGGGTAGATACTCGTATAACGAGAAGGTTGAAGGGTCTGTGGGAAATTTTGATGGATACTCATCCGGAGAGAGTGATAAATGGTCGTTTGATTACGTTGAAACCGAAAAACCAACACGTGACGAAGCTATTTCTAGCTTAGAACGTAGATTGCGAAAACGTGGTCTAACGGAACAACAAATCGCGGAATACGTAGACGACTTAATCACTTCTAAATCTAAATTTAAAAAGTAATATTATCCGGGGCGAAGGATGACTGGTTGCATCGTCTTTCCCATGAAGAAACCTAATATAAATGATACAAAAATTATGATATACGCATTCTTATCTAAATTAGACAAGAAATCATTCTTTTCCATCTGTGGTTGCATCATAGGAGGTGGCTGCATCATCATAGATGGATGAGGAAGGTAATACGGAGCTTCCATTTCCTCGTTATGTATCGGATCTTCTTTAGTTGGAAGTTCCGGGCTATATTCAATGGGGTTGCCAAGTTCTGTTTCCATATGTAATATAATTACTTATCTTTTTAAGCCGAATATTCCTCATCACTCTCAACATAACTCTCATCTTCGCTAACTTCATCGTCATCGACTACGAACCCTTTTAGATTACCTTGCTCATCCGCGTCAATTTCGTCATCCGATTCGCTCTCATCATCGGTTTCGCATATGTCTTCCCCATCCGTTTCACAAAAATCTTCGTCTGATTCATCGTTATAATCATCTTCTGGTACCTCTGTAGGCTCTAAACGATTCGGTTGTTTAGATACTCTTCCTGAACGAGTTTTGACTGTGGTCATATGTAAGAATTATTAAAAGATATCTTTTAAGTATATTTAGGTACAAAACGTAAGTTTTGATTGTTTGCTTCTCTTTTAAACCTTTTTTCAAACTCTAATAGTATTTTCTCGTTCAGAACAGTTATTTCGTCCTGAATATCCGGATCTATGGGAATAACATAAAGAGCTATTTCGTTAAAGTGATCCAAAGCTTTTAAAACGTGATCGTAAGCTATGTATACGTCTTTAACATTATCTTTTGCGAATTGTATGTTCGTGATAAAATCTGTGTATAGTTCTGGGTTTATACCCGAATAGATTTCAGTCTCTTTTATGAGATCATCTATTATATCTTTTTTGGTTTCTACCGTGATTGTATTTGAAAATATGAGAAACAAAACTATGATAAAAAGTATGACATACATCTCTTATAATACTCTTTTTATTTTATCTAAGAGATTATGAGATCGCGTTTTACACGTACATAACTGCTCTAATACTGAATTCTGCTTTATTTTAAACTGTAAATTATCTTTATTACACGTCTGACAATGTGCGTTTGTGTTGATGATATACATTTTTTTCATTTTTTTTGTAACGGACAAAACTTTTGTAGTATTTTTTGTGACGTATTTACTTATAAAACTGGACAGCATATCAACCAAACTTTCTGAACTGGGTTTAACTTCTTTTGGAACGGGTTGACAAAACATGTGCGGTTTGTATCCATCTGGATACATGGCTTTATAAATTTTATCCGGTAACATGTGTCTACGCCCACCAAAATTTTTACAAAACCCATATTTTCTTCCTTTCATCGTTTCACACGTACAAAAACATTTTTGGTTGATCGCGTCACCCTCTATCAAAAACCATACGTGATTTGATGCATGTGAACGACTTAGATTTTCACAATACTTTGATGTAGAAGATACTAGGTATGATGTATCTTTTTTGAAGACTTTAACAATTTCTGCGCTCTGTTGACCCACTAGATGTTTTTGAATAAAAGTTTCAATCTGTGCTATCGTCTCGTAATTTGTATAGGTATCTCGTGTATCTTGAATATTAAAAGATCCTTCTTCTCTCACAGACCCTTCAATCACGGCGTGATTCTTATTTTCTGTGCGCAAAGTCGCCATATGCAATAGTTCAACGGAGGGTTCTTTGTCAAATATATACTCGAGTGATTTCGTTTTATGCGAATATACGATGACCGGTTTATATGGACCCTGTGTTACCTTTCCATTCTCACACAGTGCACAACCTCTCCCGTCACATGCGTCATGTTTTGCCTTCTTATGTGACCACGGCATACGAAATCCACTTCCCTTCGTTTTACGTTTTCCATTCCCGTACACCGCGGTGTCCACGATATCACCCCATGGTCGATTGGGGAATAAAATATCTAACGCGGATACGATATGTGAGTGGAGAGCCATCGCCGATCCATGGTCAACGACAAAATCCGACCAATTAATATGTATACCGTGTTTGATTTTATCCCCCACAGATTTGGGTTCCGCGACGGAAATGAGCGCGTCCTTTCCTCCAAAAAACGCGACACGATCACATATAGATCTTGATACTTCTTTTAAGTGGTCGAATGTTAACTCCTCGTCCACCTTATAATCGATATCTACGAAAAAGTTATACGTATCAGTCTTTTGTTCGACGACGTATATCTTTTCACCGTTATTTATGCATTTAATACACATTTCATAAAAGTCATTCAATTTATCAAACGGGACAGATAGTATTCCACCATCCATTAAGACGTGTGATAGATTGGATCCATTGCAAAATCCTTGGCGCTTACACCAAGACTTAAACATACTTACAGTATCCTACACTTATTTTTTTAATCTTCTTCTTCGTGCCATATCGAACGACGATACGAAACATCTATAAATTCTTCATCTTCATTCATCAATTGTTTTTTAAACACTAAAAGTTCGTATACGGTTTTTTCTTTGAGTTCTTCCGTGTACCGCTCAGCCTTTTCTCGTGTATACGATTTATGATCGATGAGAATATCCTTAATCTGCATGAGAATATAACTCTTGGACTTCATTATTTAATAGCAAATGATTTTCTATTGGGGGAAGTCACGCAGGCGTAAAATTCTGGATTTTTTAGGACGTATTTTATGATTCGTTCCCATCTCCTTCTGGAATTAAATTCCGGTAAGGTATCGAAACTCATGTAATCGTTTTCATCGTACGTCCTTTTCATATGAATTTTTTTAGTGTACATTTTATATTTTTCTTCATTAAATTTTTTGACCAAATCGGTTTGATCGTGTCGAGAATAATTAACGAAAAAGACAAAAACAGTGTATTCCAAGTCAATCGTAGGACTTTCTTTAACTGTAAATGAAAATGACGTATATTCTCCTCTTTTTAAAGAAACTACACCCCTCGTTTCTTCTTCTAATTCTCTTAAAGCGGTTCGAAGTGGATTATTGATTTCTCTACGTCTACATCCACCGGTGACGAAAATCCATTCCTTAAATCTTTTATCTCTGACTGTTAAAAATCTTGGTACGTCTCCGTTATATATTACGGGTATAGCGATGGCCTTATGTTTCTTCATTGCTCATCGCACTCTACAATCTCCTGACAAGATTATTCCGAGGATTCTTCCTCAGTGATGACGGGTGCTGGTTTTTCGGTCTTCTCCTCTACTACGGGGATGGGGACCACCTTCTTAACTTCCACGGGAATCTTCGAGGCCCAAGGTGCGGGTCGGGGACGCTCTAAAGAAACCATGGGCTTCTGCTTATCGGCGAGTGCCTCCCTGAATTCTTCAATACTTTCATTCGTTTTCTTATGTTGGCTGTACATGTACACGGTGGCGAAAACACAGATGGCGACGGCGACGAGAACTGCGGTATCACGGTCAAATGCAAACATTATGTAAAATTTACAAATGTTATTTTTAAGTAGATATTATTGCACCCATATTTGTTTTATCGTTACTGGGGCATTCG